AAAGCTCGCGACGATCCTGCCGACCGCCATCATCGAGATCACGAAGACGCCATGACCGGTGTCCAGTACGACGACCCGAACAGGGAAGCCGTTGGGCTCGAGCCTGTCTGGGTCGAGGGCGACGGCGGCGGCGCAGAGCCGCCGCCCGAGGGCGGCCTCGACGCGATGACGAAGGCGGAGCTGCTCGACCACGCCAAAGCCATTGGCGCGTCGCCGGCGAACAGCGACATGACGAAGGACGAGATCCGGGCCTCCATCGACGAGAAAGAGTCGGAGGCCTGATGGCGTATGCGTCCGCGGACGAGCTCGCCCGGATCCTGCAGCTGGGCAGCCCGTCCGCGGCGCAAACCACCGCGCTCGACCGGGTCCTCGATGCGTCCGCCGCTGAGATCGACGCGTTCCTCGACCTCACCGTCCCGCTGCAGGCGCCGTACCCGGCGCTGGTCGTCGAAGTCAACCTCGAGCGGGCCGTCGACCACTGGAAGGCCGAACAAAGTCCGTTCGGTTTGATCGCGGTCGGTGGTGACGGCGGCGGCGGGTTCGCCTCCCGGAACACGTTCCGCCGGCACGCCTCCACGCTGCTGCCGCTCAAGGAACAGTTCGGTGTCGCGTGACCCTCGTCGCGGTGGTGGAGGCGATGGCGGCCGCGCTCGAGCCGCTCAAAACAGGGATCCCGGATCTGCAGGTGCTGCCGTACATGAACGGCAACCCGAGCCCGCCCAGCATCGACGTGTACCCGGACACGCCGTTCATGTCAGGGTCGGGGTTCGGCGATGACGCCGAGCTGTTCTTCCTCGTCCGTGCCCGCACCACGTTCGCGGACAGCATCGCCGGCCAGCAAGGCCTGTACCGCATGTTGGACCCGTCCGGCCCCGGCTCCGTCCAGGCCGCGCTCGAGTCAGATCAGACGCTCGGCGGTGTCGTGCAGACCCTGGCGGTCGTCGAGGAGGGCGTGTCCGGGTTCACAGAGTTCATAGAGGACGCCGCTACCGGAGGCCGACTTGTCGGCTGCACATGGAGGGTGAGGGTGATCACGTGAAAACGACGTACAAGGTTTCCGGGCTGACCGCGTTCGACGGCCACCAGCCCGGCGACGAGTTCGACGCCGACCTCGACGAGGACCTCGAGCAGCGGGCGGTCGAGCGCGGCTCGATCGAGATCGTGAAGGGAACCCCGAAGAAGAAGGAGGTGAAGAACGATGGCTAAGCGTGTTGCGTTGAAAGACTCGGTGATGGTCGACGCCGTCGACCTCAGCAACCTGTCCCGTGCTGTCAGGTTGAACAGCGAGCACGAGAGGGTGGACGTGTCGGGGTTCTCCGCGACCGGAGCGAACGAGTACCTCGCCGGCCCGACGGAGCAGTCCGTCACCGTCGAGTTCTACGGCGCCTACGGGGCCGGTGAGACGCACGCGACCCTGTACCCGCTGCACAAGAACCGGACGACGTGCATCCTGAAGTGGCGGCCCGATCAGACCGCTGTCGTCGGCGTCACGAACCCGGAGCTGCGCGGCAACGCCCAGGTGTTCAGCTACGGCCCCGGGTCGACACGCGGGGAGACGGACACGTTCGAGGTGACGTTCAACAGCGTGGACGCCGCCGGCTTCCAGTTCTTCACCACCTGATGCCGCAGGCAACGACGCTCCGGGTCGACGGCTACCAGCAGCTGATGCAGGCGCTCGCGAAAACCGACAAGGCCAGCCGGAAGGCGGTGCGGGACGAGCTGCGCGCCGCAGCTGAGCATGTCCGTGTCGAGGCCGGCGCCCGCTTCTTCGCGACCAGCGCCAAGTCGGCGGCCGGCTACCGCACACGTGTCAGGCAGCGCGGCGTCGCCGTCGAACAGTCGCTCCGCAAAACAACCGGGCAGCACCCGAACTACGGGGCGCTGCAGATGCGCCGCGCCCTCGTGCCGGCACTCGACGCGAACGAACAGCGCACCGTCCATGAGATGGAGCAGGCGCTCGACCGGGTCTGCGACCGCTTCAACGCGGGAGGCGTCGTTGCCTGACCACATCACGATCACCGGTGTCCCCCCGTACGACGGCCGCTACGAGCTCGACATGCAGCAGCAGCCGCTCTCGACGAGGGAATGGATCTGGGTGAAAAAGCACGCCGGCTACCTGCCGTTGACGATGGATCGCAGCACGTTCAGCGACCCGGCGTTCGTCGTCGTGGAGGCCGTCATCGCGATGTTCCGCGCCGGCCGCGTCACCGCCGCCGAGGTGCCTGACCTCGTCGAGCGGTTTCAGGACGTCGACCCGTTCGCCGCGATCACCTACGAGGCCGGGCCCGACGAGGATGATGCCGTCCCTCCTCCATCAAGCAGCGACGAGAAGCCGAGCTCCAATGGGGCCAGTTCGCCGACCGGTTCGGAGACCTCGGACAGCCCCCCGAGTGCTACTGGCAGCCGTCGCTCGGATACTTCAGCGTCCGCCCCGCAGATGTCGGTGAGCTGACGCCGATGCAGCTGCTCGCCTGCGACCTCCTCTTCGAGCAGCTGATGACCAGGCAGGCGCTGACCGTTGGCTAGACGCATCGAAGTCGAGATCGTCGGCGACTCACGTTCGCTCGAGCGTGCGTTCGCCCGCTCCGAACGTTCGGCGCAGAAGTTCGACCGGGAGATGGGCCGCACGAGCAGGTCGGCGTCGGCGTCGCTGCAGTCAGCCGCGATCGGCTGGCAGTCCGCGGTCGCCGCCGGCGCGCTGCTGCTCGGCCGCAGCTTCGTGAAAGCGTCCCGCAACGCCGAGGTCATTTTGGGCCAGACGAAGGTCGCGCTCACCGACGCGGGCCTGTCGTGGGAGCGGTACGGCAAAACGATCGAGGCCGCCTCCACCCGCATCTCGACGTCGTCCGCGTTCGACGACGAGGCGGTGCTGCAGTCGTTCCAGACGTTCATCATCGCCCAGAAAAACGTCCAGAAGTCTTTGCAGCTCACAGAGCTCGCCACCGACGTCGCACGTCGCCGCTACATCGACCTGGATCAGGCAACCCAGATCGTCAACAAAGCAGCGATGGGACAGGTCGGCGCACTCAGGCGGGTCGGCATCCAGATCGACAAGAACGCAACATCCGCCGAAGCGTTGGCGTTGCTACAGGAGAAGTTCGCAGGTTCCGCCAGAACGTATGCCGACAGCGCGACCGGCTCGTCGGAGAAGCTGCAGGTCGCGTGGGAGAACCTCGCCGAGCAGGCCGGCGGCCCTCTGTCAGAGGGTCTCGCCGAGGTCGCCGACCAGCTGACCAACCTGGTCGGGCTGATGGACGAGCTCGCAGGGAAGAAGATCCCGTTCGGGCCCGGCACCGTCGGCGGGCTGCTGACGAGCCTCGGCGGCACCGCCGGCCGTAACCTGCCGTTCCTCGGCCCGATCCTGAACGCCGCCGGCGCACTCACCGGCGGCGGCGTCAACGGTGACTTCGGCGCGGGCGGCCCCGGCGGCGGCGGCGACTTCACCCGCGACAGCCGGCCGAAGACGTTCACAGCACCGGCGTCCGTGCTCGACAACCTCGCCAGGTTCGCGACGAAATGGCTGGCCGCCGGCAAGCAGTACGACGACGCGTCGAAGAAGTGGGAGGCAACCCAGAAAGCAGCGGCCGCCCGGCGGGCCCGGATGGAGCTGCAACGCGAACGGTTCCGGCAAGGCCTCGAGAACCAGGCGGGCTGGCTCGCGTTCGGCGTCGAACGCGCCGGCGCCACCAAGACGTTGGCGGATGACCGGCGCGCCCTTAAGAAGCAGGAGGACTGGTTGAAGAACCGGATCCGCCATGAGGGCCGCACGCTCAGGCTTGTCAGTGATCTGTGGCGGGTCAGGCAGCAGATCCGTGACCTGAACAAGAAGCACGCCGACAAGGATCCGTTGGCCGGCCTGATGCAGGTGTCGTCGAAACGGCTCGCGCAAACCCTGGCGGCCGGCACCGGGATCGGCCCTGGCGGCATGGGCAGGTTGCAGGCGAACATCGCCGGGCAGGAGATCGCCGTCTACACGAACGTGCATCTGGATGGGCAGCAGATCGCGACGGCGGT